CTTTTGGTTTTTTAGGAAGTGCTATTAAAAAAGTATTTTCAAGAGATTTTAGTGGTGCTATAGAGGATGCTAAAAAAGCTGGTAGTTCTTATGTTGATTCTTTAACTGGTGTAAAAAATAGTATTGATAAAGTTACAGAAGCTACTAAAGGCTTTGTAAAAGAATTAAAAGAAGAAGCAAAAATTGCTGGACAAATAGCAGACCAAAGAGCAAAAGCAGACAAGATTGATAGAAAGTTAATAGTAGAAAGAGCAGAAGCAAATAAAAAAATAGCAGATTTACGTTTTAAATCAGAACAAAGGGATAAGTTTTCAGCTTCTGAAAGAGTTGCTTTTTTAAAAGAGGCTTCTGTAATCTCTGAAGAAATTTCAGCTAAAGAAATTGCATCAAACAAATTGCGTTTAGATGCTAAAATAGCAGAGAATAAATTAAATAAATCTGATAAAGCAGACTTAGATGAGGTGGCAAGATTAAAAGCTAGAAGCATAGAATTAGATACTGCAAAACTGAATCTTCAAAAGAGATTACAAACATCTTTAACTAGTTTTCAAAATGAAGAAAAAGCTGGTATAAAGGCAATACAAGATAAAAAAAATAAAGAGATACAAGATGCTGAAAAAATAGAAACAAAAAGACTAGAATCAATTGATAAAATACAAAAAGATTTTAAAAAGAAACAAGAAGATGAAGAAGCTGAATCTCAAATACAAAAAATAGAATTAGAGCAACAGAGAGCCTTAGAAGAATTAGATAGACTTAACGCAACAGAAGAACAAAAGGCAAATATAAAACTATATTATGCTGGATTAATAACAGATGAGGAAATAAAAAACCAAGACCAAAAAGATAAAATAGAAAAACTTAGAGCAAAGCAAACTCTAGGAGATGCAAAAAATACCTTTAATCAAATAGCTCAGTTAGCTGGTAAAGATAGTAAAGTAGGAAAAGCAATGGCTATTGCAAGTGCAACAATTAGTGGTGTTCAAGGTGTTCAAAATGCTTATACAACTGCACAAAAATCTCCAATAACATTAGCCTTTCCAGCATACCCAGCAATATCAGCTGGTTTAGCTGGTGCAATTGCTTTAAAAAATATAGCATCAATAAAAAGTGTAAATCCATCTGGAGGAGGTGCTAGTAGTGTTCCAAAACCATCTGTACCAACTGGAGCATCTACACCACCATCATTTAACGTAGTTGGAGCAAGTGATACAAACCAATTAGCATCTGCTATCGGAGGACAATCACAACAACCAGTACAAGCCTATGTTGTAGCAAACGATGTAACAACTGCTCAAAGTATGGATAGAAATATAATTGATGATGCAAGTTTAGGAGACTAAAATATAAAATAACACTTAAAAAATATTATATAAATATGAAACTAATAGAGTTAATTTTAGATGATGAAGAAGCAATCGGAGTAGAAGCTATTTCTGTTGTTGAAAACCCAGCAATTGAATCAGATTTTATTGCACTTAACAACCAAGAAATAAAACTTGCTGAAATAAATAAAGAGAAAAGACTTTTAATGGGTGCTTTACTTATACCTAAGAAACCTATTTACAGAAAGTCTGGAGAAGATGAGTACTACATATTCTTTTCTGAAAAGACTGTTGCAAAAGCATCTCAAATGTATTTACAGAATGGTAATCAATCTAATTCAACATTAGAACACGATGCACAATTAAAAGACTTAACACTTGTTGAAAGTTGGATAGTAGAAGATAAACAAAAAGACAAGACTGCTTTATATGGTTTAGATGTACCAGTTGGTACTTGGATGGGTTCTGTTAAAGTTGATAATGATGAAATCTGGAATAACTATGTGAAAACTGGTAAAGTAAAAGGTTTCTCAATTGAAGGATATTTTGCAGATTCGTTAGAATCAAAAGCTGAATTAAAAAAAGAAGATTTAGAAGAAAAGCAATTAGCAGAACTTAAAAAACTTTTATCCTAATGAGAGCAGTTTATTGTAAATGTAAAAATACCTACTCAATAGAGTGTAAGAATACTACTGATAAAAGTTGTAAGACTCTAGAGTATTGGAAACAAGGCATAGGAAGGATAAGTGCAACAGAAGAAGAAGAATAGGGAATTGAAAATACAAAATTTTAACTAAATTTTATTATATAAATATGAACACAGACAGAACATTATTAAACAAAGCAAGAGTTTTACTTGGATTAGAAGTAAAGCTAGAGCAAATGAAGCTAGATAATGGTGCTATCTTAGAAGCTGAAGTATTTGAAGCTGGTGCAGAAGTATTCGTTGTTGCAGACGAAGAAAGAGTTGCAGTTCCAGTTGGAGAATATGAAGTTGAAGGTGGTATGATTATAGTAGTTTCAGAAGAAGGTATCATTGGAGAAATCAAAGAAGCTGGAGCAGAAGAAGAAGCACCAGCAGAAGAAACAGAAGAAGTTGTTGAAGAAGAAGAATTATCAACAGAAACTGCATCTCCAAAGAAGATAGTTAAATCAATATCAGAAGAAATGTTCTTCTCAGAAATTGAAAAACTAAGAACTGAAATCAACGAACTAAAATTATCTAAAACAGAAGTTGTTGCAGAAGAAGTAGTTGAGTTATCAGAAGTAAAAGAAGATAAAGTAGAATTATCTGCTGAAGAAGTTGAAGGAATTACACATACTCCAGAAAACTTATCTGACAAAAAAGAATTAAACCTTTATTCTCAAAAAGGGAATAAGAACACAACAAGAAATAGAATATTTAACAAAATAAACAAATAAAAAATGAGTTTATCAATTACAACAACGTATGCTGGAGAATTTGCTGGAAAATATGTATCAGCAGCACTTTTATCTGGAAATACAATCGCAAACAACTTAATCGAAGTTAAGCCAAACGTAAAGTTCAAAGAAGTATTAAAAAGAGTAAATCTTTCTGGTGCTATTGCAAATGCATCTTGTGATTTTACAGATGCTGGAACTGTTGCTTTAACAGAAAAGATTATTGAGCCAAAAGAATTACAAGTAAATTTAGAATTGTGTAAAACACCTTTCAAATCTGATTGGGAAGCAGTATCAATGGGATATTCTGCTAGTGATAATTTACCATCTAACTTTTCTGATTACTTTATCGGATTAATGTCTGAATCAATTGCAGAGCAAACTGAAAAAGATATCTGGGCTGGTGTAGCTGGTGCTGGAACTTTTGATGGTTTCAAAACTTTATTAAATGCTGATGCTGGACATACTGGAGCAAAGAAAATTGCTGGAGCAGCAGTAACTTCTGCAAACGTAGTAGAAAAACTAGGAGACATTGTAGATGCTATTCCAAGTGAAGTTTATGGAAAAGAAGATTTATACATCTATGTTGCACAAAACATCTTTAGAGCTTACAAGAGAGCTTTAGGAGGTTTCCAAACTGCTGGATTAGGACATAACCAAGATATGGATATTCAATATTTTGATGGTGTAAAAGTTGTAGCTTGTAACGGACTTTCTGATAACAATGCAATTGCAGCACAGAAATCTAACTTATTCTTTGGAACTGGACTTTTATCAGACCACAACGAAGTAAAAGTATTAGATATGGCTGACTTAGATGGCTCACAAAATGTACGTTTCATTATGAGATATACTGCTGGAGTTCAATATGCAATAGTTGAAGATATCGTATCTTACGGATTAGGACTATAATCTAATAACAATAATAATAACGAGGGTAGGTAGTTTATCTACTTACCCTTTTTTAATAACTTTAAAACATAAAACACAATGGCTTGTTTACTTACATCTGGTAGAGCTTTACCTTGTAAAAGTAGTGTTGGTGGCTTAAAAGCAGTTTATTTTGCAGATTATGGTACGTTGGGAGCAACTACAATAGCATCTGGAGAAATTACTGCATTAGCTGGAACACCAGACTTCTTCAAATTTGATATCAAAGGTAATTCTTCACTAGAAACCACAATTAATAGTTCAAGAGAAAACGGAACTACATTTTACACACAAACTTTAAATTTAACTTTACCAGTTTTAGATAAAGCAACACAAGAAGAAATTAAAATATTAGCTACTGCAAGACCTCACGTGGCAATAGAAGATAACAATGGTAATTTCTTTTTAATGGGCTTATCCAACGGAGCAGAAGTAACTGGAGGAACAATTGTATCTGGTGCTGCTATGGGAGATTTAAGTGGATTCACTTTAACGTTAGAAGGTCAAGAAACTGACCCAGCATATTTTGTAACACCAGCCGTAATAACTGCTGATACAAGTGCAACGCAAATAGACCCTAACGCATAGGTTTTTTTAATTTTTTTCATTTGAAAAGGGTAGTCTTAATTGATTACCCTTTTTTTTCTTTTAAATAAATAAAAATACAAACTTTTAGTATTATATATATATGAAACATTTGTTACCTACATCTGATGCACAAACAATAAAGATTATACCAAGAGTATATTCAACAAGTGTTACGATAAAGTTAAGGGATGATAGTACAAATAATGAAGTGACAATACTACCAACTGCTATAATCAATAAAAATTATGTTGAGTTGTCAAATGTTTATACATTAATTGAGGGTAGGTTTTATGATTTAAAAGTTTATAATGGTCAAAGCTCAATAACAGAAGCAGATATTATTTACAGAGATAAAATATTTTGTACTGCACAATCAACAAACCAATCTAACAATGAACACTATACAATAAACAAAGATGTGTACAAAGAAAAGAGTGGTAATAACGATTTTATAATACTATGAGTAAACGTATAAATAAATACAGAAAAACAACACCATCAAAAGCATCTAACTCAAAAGTTAGCTTTGTTAATCTATCTACTTACACATCTCCACAGATTGTAGAAACAAAGAACAAAGAATGGGTTGAATTTGGTGCTGACAACAATTATTTTCAGTTCTTAATAAATAGAGCAAATGGTAGTGCAACATCAAGTGCTTGTATTACTGGTATCTCTCAAATGATATACGGAAGAGGTTTAGATGCAACAGATAGTTCAAAAAGACCAGAGCAATATGCAAGAATGTTATCTTTATTTAAGAAAGATGATGTTAGACGTTTTGCATATGATTTAAAGCTATCTGGACAATGTGCAATACAAGTAATATACTCAAAAGACAGAAAGTCTATTGCTAAAGTAGAACACTTGCCAATTGAGACTTTAAGAGCTGAGAAATGTGGAACAGAAGATAAACAAGTACAAGCATATTACTACCATCCAGATTGGGTTAATATAAAGCCATCTGAGAAGCCTTTAAGAATACCAGCCTTTGGTATATCAAACACACCACAACCAATTGAGATTTTATATGTTAAGCCTTATGAATCTGGAATGTATTATTATAGTTTGCCAGACTATATTTCTGGTATAAGTTTTAGTGAGATTGAGATGGAATTTGCGAACTTTGCAGTAAATAATATCAAAAATTCTTTCGCTCCAGCATCTCTTATTAATTTTAATAATGGAGTCCCAGATGAAGAACAACAACAATTAGTTGAAAGTAAAATAGTTTCTAAATTTCAAGGCACAAGTTCAGCTGGTAAGCTGATAATTGCTTTTAACGATTCAAAAGAATCACAAGCAGATATTACGCCAGTTCAAA